CCCAGATGATGGTGGAAGACCAATGAAATCCCGCCTCTTTCAACGTGAGCATTAGGTTCCCCCATTCCTGAGCTGACATTACAACATAAGTCATACATCCAGGCTCACAAACTAGGCTCAGATTTTTAAAAACGTTGAACATGAATTCCTTAAATTCTTCGGTCGTCATACTGTCATTAAGGATTTGGCGTCCTGGCTTCCAACTTGGGTGATTACTTGATCCAAGCGCAACATTCCAAGGCGGGTCTGTAAACACAAATCGGGCTTTCTGTCCATCCATCAGTAAGTCTATATCTTCGCTTGAGGTTGAATCCCCACACATCAGGCGATGTTTTCCCAACTGCCAAATATCCCCGCGCTGACTGATCGGAGTTTCAATGTCAGCTAGAGCTTCATCGGTGTCAAAATCATCCTCTTCAACTTCTTTCGTTTCCAGTTCCTCCAGGTCTTCCAAATCAAACCCAAAGTCAGTCATGGAAAAGTTAAGGTCCAGCTTACTGAGTTCCTCTAATTCCAAATTCAATAGCTCCATATTCCACTCAGCGAATTCTGCGGTCTTATTATCCGCTAACCGAAACGCTTTGATCTGCGCATCCGTCAGATCGTCGGCAATGATGCACGGCACGGTCGTTAGCCCCAACTCAAGTGCAGCTTTTAATCGAGTATGACCAGCAACGATTTCATAGTTTTTGTCCAAGACAATAGGCACTTTAAAGCCAAATTCCCGGATGGATTCAGCTACTTTTTTTACAGCGGGTTCATTATTCCTTGGATTGTTTTTGTAAGGAATAATATCAGTCACCTTAATTTCATGTATTTGATCGTTCATCGTCGCTGTCGCCAAAGACTTGAGCCTCCTCTATCCGTTTTCTGTGCTTAAAGATTTCTCGTTCAAGGGCTAATTTTTGGGGATTGTCCGACCAACCGCGTTCCTTGTCCTTGTTTTTTAACAAAATAGAACAGGCAGCAACATCCGGCGGCTGATACTTGGTTGTTTTTTCCGTGAATTTAACCTCTCGACCCTCTACTTGCCGAATTGAAATTTTAGTTTCTTCATAAGAAAAACCTAAGGCTCTCTTCACCAGAGCGTTTTCGATTTCGGTAATCAAGACCTCTTTTCCCTTTTTTAGGGATTCAACTAGTTCGGGATAAAGTTTCTTGTAATCGTATAAGGTTTGAACGCTAACCCCAAGATTTTTACAAATCTGAGCTTCTGTTAAGCCATCTCTGGCCCACTTTTCAACGAGTGGTAACTTTTCCCGAACGTCTGGCCATTTACTTTTACTCATAAAATCACCTTCTTCTAGTGCCAACTAAAACTATAAAAGGCTACCTAAAGACAGCCGATTTTTAAAAAAGTGCAGCAAAGGCTGCTATATGAATGAGAGGAGAAGCTTAGTCGCATGAGCCAATAATTCCTTTATTCTCTCGCATCAGACGATTGAAGAACTTAAATTCGTTGGAATCCTCATATAGCTCCCGCAGCAATTGTTCATCCCGACAACGCTTGCCGTTCCAGCGCTTACAGTTGGGGCATTTTTCGGTGCTGTCTTTTTCAATCGGTCGATATAATTGACATCGTTTCATTGCTTTCACTCCATTAAAAAAGCCCCTGGAGTTTTCTCCAGGAGCCTCATTACTTTTTTTTGACATCTTAATTATAGCATCCTAATTAGTGTCACTTCAGTGGCATATCAGTGTCATGTTAGTGTCACTTTAGTGTCATGTTAGTGTCAACTTGCAAGTTTTCACCAAAAATTTATCAGCGATTTGAGAAATACCTGTTTTGCGATATCTGGCCAACGTCTTGCGAGAGATATGATTCTTCTCACAAATTTCATCCCAAGTTATTTTGTTTATATACATATCCGTTATAATCTCAGAAAGACTCGGTTCCAATAACTGAATGCAATAATCTAAAACATCCATCTCATCTTTTTGGGCATGGTATTCTTTTGCTAATCCCATCACATCAGAGTTCAGCTGATCTGCATAGTCCCGATACGACAGAGCAAGCCTCCCCGATTTATCAGATATATTGCTGGTTTGAACTCGTTCTCCTTCAGGTGCCGCATAATTCATGGTTTCTATGACTTGTTCATAGCTTAACCCAGTAAATCGTTTAATTTCATAGTTCAATCGATCCAAGTGTCGCTTTATTTCATGATAATTTTTAAGCAGCCACTCTACCCGTTGTTTAATTTTCAATTCTGTCACACCCTTTGTTGTCCTTACTGGGAATCAAGCCTTCGACACACTTTTCCACAAATGTTACACACATTGTCCACAGGTTTATCCACAGGTTCGATTCTGTCGTCAGGGCATCAAACAGGCTTCGCAGAGTTTCCTGCCTCTCTCTGCCGATAGCGCAGTTCTAAAAGACTATACCCGATCATATCGCGGATCGTATCTTCAATGGATTCATTGCTTACCTGGGCTTCCTGTTTTACTAGAGTCATCAGCCTTGCAAACTTGTCATAAAGCCGGATGATAAAAGCCACCTCACCGAACTTGTCTCGAAGTTGATCATAACTGCCGCCATAGTCGGCATTCTTTCGAGCCAGCAAATCAACCACCGGCCTTACAATTTCCATAAAGTCTTGGGTACTCATATCAGTTTAACCTCCGCATAATTCTCCGTTGGAAAATCATAGTCATAGTCAATATCGGCTGCGATGACCGGCAGTAAGTCTTTCACCTTGATAAGGAGTGGAATAGCAACTTGCCGCATCTGCGGGTGCGCTCGTTTAGAGGAGCGCAGCTTTAAAAAGTGCCGCAATTGCCGGAGGTTGTACGTGGTCCAAAGCTCTGTTTTAAGACTGGTGGGAAGAACACTCCGGGCTTCCTCCGGCGTTGCTCCGGCGATTAAAAGCCTCTGATACATGGTTTCTGCCTCAGCGCAGGAATAGTACCAGCTTTCCCACAGCAAATCCTCCCCCCGGAAAAAGAACGGCTCGATGACGGTAATCTCATGGTTCCCACCGTAATTACAATAGCGTGTGGATTCCTGTGAGTAAGCTCCATGTCGGTGCCGAACCATTTCATGGGTTACTCCTCGGTCTACGATAAATTTCATAGAGACTGAGCCATGCTCTAAGACAGAGGTATGGCCTCTTTGAATAAGGGAGCGGATAAATACGGCTGCCGACGTATCGCTCATGCGGTCTTCACTTTTGTAACAGACACGGCCTTTTTCTTCGAGGCTGTGCAGTAGTTCTTTCCAGTCTTGCGCTTTAAAATGAACCTCCGGTTTAATAATTCTCATGTTGTTACTCCTTGTTCCGCTAGATTCCAGCTCTGCAAGGAGGCAATAAACTTCAAGGCCATCGCGCCGACTTGAATCGCCTCTTCACGAAGTCTTGTTTGATCCGGGTGCTTTTTCTTAATTTCATCCCAAAGCTCGTCGAGTTCTTCCAGCAGGATGGCATAGCCTTCATGCGCTGAAGCAAACTTGGGGCCATAGAGGCCGTCTGCTCGTTTCAGTTCCTGAACCATCAGGGAAGCGACCGCCGTTCGTCGCATTAGTGTGTCTTCAGAATTCGATCGGCCCAGTAAATAATCCACGCTAATTCCAAAGGTATCTGCTATTCTTACTAAAACATCGACTCCCGGTTTCCTTTTCCCTGATTCATAATTGTAAATAACTCGCTTACTTAACTGTAATTTCTCGGCCAATTGAACCTGGCTTAAACCCATGCTTTTGCGAACCTGTTCAATTCTTGTGATCATGGTTGATAAACTCCTTTGTTAGTTTAGCTTTGACAGCCTCCAATAAGGCTGCTTGTCCTCCTTCTTTGCGGCTGAGAGCTGCCATGACTTGTTCATCCATCGTCCCGGCAGTCACGATATGATGGATGATCACGGTTTCGTGTTGGCCCTGGCGATATAACCGCCCGTTGGCTTGCTGATATAACTCCAAACTCCAGGTCAGGCCAAACCAGATAATGATATGGCCTCCAGCCTGAAGATTTAAGCCATGCGCTGCTGAGGCAGGATGGGCAAGGGCCACGGCGATCTTCCCAGCATTCCACTTCGTTATATCCTGGGAGGTCTTCAGTTCTTTAGCCCGGTCCTTAAAGAGTTCCAAAAGCCTTGCGTTATCATGCTTATACGTGTAGAATACTAAAATCGGTTTGCCATTTGCGCTTTCCCACAAGTCTTCCATGGCCTTCAGCTTTCGGCGATGGATTGCTTTTACTTGGCCATGTTCATCGTATACCGCACCATTCGCCATTTGCAGGAGCTTATTGGAGAGTGCTGCGGCATTAGCCGCATCAATATCGCCGTCAGTAAAGGGCAAGAGCATGTCCCGTTCCAGTTTCTTGTAGAGATCCATCTCTTTGGCTGACATTTCTACTTGTACAATATGATTTAACCGGTCCGGCATTGTTAGATAATCCTGAGCTTTCATGCTGATACAAATATCTGAGATTTTCTCATGGATCTCTGTTTCGGCTTCCGGCTTTAATTTCCAGGTGTAGACCACCCCGCTGTACCAATCCCGTTTATCCGGCTCGAAATACCTCTCCCGGTAAG